TATCTCAAATAATCTCAAATAATCTCAAAAAATTTGAGATAAAGATAATTAGATTTTAAATCCCCAAGTTCTAAGCACTTTTACGAGTGAATAAGAACTTACCCACGATCAAAGCATCCTACCGTTCAGCATGGCTTCGAACCCTGCAAAGGTGATGGCGGAGTTGGCGACAATTCTTGAGTGGAGTGACTGCGATCCAGTCAGCACCGCTAAGATCATCGAGCTGTTCGGGCGCGTGTGTCTATCTGCTGCTACAGCAGTCACCACCGCACCCGAGCAGTCCCGGTCGGTCGCCGCCGGCCCAGGTAAGTATGTCCCCCCCACACAAGATGTCTGGTTCGATGAAGAACAGCAAAAGATGGCTGATGAACAGCAAAAGATTGAAGACATGGCTCGCCTCAAGTCTGAACGCGATGGCCTTGCTCAGCGCGTCCAGGAGCTGACAGAACAGGTCGATAGGTTGACCACAGTGTGTCTGAAAAGCGATGATGAGGACAGCGACGATGACGATGATGACTGTTCTCCGATCCCTAGGTGCCGACAAGAGGCAGCAGAATGGGCCAAGAATACAGACGAATATGGCAAGCCTCTCCCCTCAGAAGACGATGATGATGTGGATCTCACTTCATCAGATAAGGTCTTCCGCCGAAAGACCGCAGCTGACGTCCGTCATCTCCATACTGTCGCACGGCAGCAGATAGAAGAAGCACTCGACCGGCAGGCAGCCGCACAGAGAGAAGCGCGCACAGCTAAAGAAGCACTCGCGGAGTTGAGAGATGTTCAGAACGCCTCCACCAAGACTATCGCTGATCTTCAGCGCGAGGTGGATGATCTCAAATCGGAACTCCTCGTCGCACAGGCACAAGAATTGTCAACGTCAGAGGAAGAGGAAGAGGAAGAGGAAGATGAAGATGAGGATGACATGGTCCTCGATGACGAAATTGCTCCCCGGTCGGCAGCAGAGACCCGACGTCGCCGCCTAGGCACCTTTGATCCGAAGGATCCATTCGGAGTCCTACGTGATGGCATCCGCGCACCGATCGAGTCAGACTATGACGATGACAAAGAGAAAAAGAGACAGGAAGAAGTAATGAAAGAGTTCATCAGGATCAAGAGACTATCCTAAAAAACAAAAATTATAAAATAAAAAAACAATATAAAATAATATAGACAAAAAAAACACACCTTTTTTACATATATAAGAATATTTTTTTATTATATTTAAATGCCTAAGGGTAGAAAGAAAATTATCAATAACAATAATTGTAATAAAAAACCATATAAAAAACAAACAATCCCGAAAGCAATTAGAGAACAATGTTGGGTAGCATCATTCGGTAAAGTATTTGAACATAAATGTTACGTAGATTGGTGTGAAAATCTTATAAATCCATTTGATTATCATGTAGGTCATGACCAACCTGAGAGTAAAGGTGGTACATTAGATATTAATAATATTAAACCGATATGTGCTAGATGTAATTTAAGTATGTCAGATAATTATACTATTCAAGAATGGATACAATTATCCGCACCAGTTAAAGAAAAAAAAGAAAAGTGTTGTGGGTGTTTTTAAATATAATATTATATTATAATGTGTTACTCAGCTGAAGCATCATTAGGCGCGTTTGGATTTGCTTTAATGCTTTCATATATATTGTATGTTAGAAATAAGAATAACGATAGGTCAATTGCTATATTGATTATTGGTATTAGTACCATACAAATTGCTGAGTTTTTTATGCATTTAGATCCAAATTGTAAATCCAATATGAATAAATATAGTTCTATACTTGGTTTAATGACATTATTATTTATTCAACCAATGTTTAGTGTATTATCTAATATTCATACACAACAAAAAATATCAAAAGAAATAATCACACAAATAATATTATGGATTATTTATGTTATATATATGATTAAATATTATTGGCCAAAATCATCTGAATGGTGTTCAAAAAAGAATTGTATAGGTGATTGTAAATTATCATGGAATTGGTGGAAACCTGGTTATGATTATATCCCACAAATATTATATCCACTTATTATATTAATAATCCCAATATATGTCTTATATAATTTTAAATATAAAGCATTTATTTGGTTAATATATATATTAATATCTGTAATATTTATATATACTAATGAATATTTTAATACATTATGGTGTTTCTGGGGACCGATGGGAGCATTTATATTACAATATTTTTTAATATATTAATATATAAAATTATATATACATTATAATATAATGAATTTATTTAAATTATTTTTATCATTAACATTACCATATATTTATTCACAAAATACTTGTGATAATTGTTTATCTGAGGTGAGAAGGGGTGAAAATATTGATTGTTCTGTTCCTTGTGAACATCAAACAACTCACCTGACTGATTGTTTAGAATATACAAGATGCTTATATGATTACAATATTCGTAAAGTCCATAATATATGTTTATGTGAAAAAGCAGATTGTGATTATGAATATGCTTGTCCTCATATTGAAAAATTAGATTTTAAAAATAATAATATAGAAGGATATACTACATATGAAGTATCATTAGAATTAAAGGATTTAAATAGTAACATATATGCTATTTATGGTGATGATGATAATAATATGATCATACCAGAAGCATATCAATTACCAGGTCATCAAGGTGCTAATATAGGAGGGATTAATCCTTTATTAATACAATATATACCTGATACACAATATGATTCTTGGTTAACAATTCAGTTAACTGATGGTAATCCCATGGGACAAGTTGATGCTATAGGTATTGATTTCTCATCATGGGATGAAAATACACCTATGATAATTAATAATGGAGCTATATTTTTAGACGATCCTTTACAACAATTATCAAATAATAAAAAATATGTTATAGCACATCTAACTTTGAGAAATAATCAAGATCACAGAATGATTATAAATGTTGATGGACGAACTAATGTTAATGATAGAAGTTCAGAATCATATACTGAAACAGATATTATAATTGATTTTCCAGTTGTTTATGATAGTCATCATTAAGGTCTCGCAAATTGTGTACCTATATTATGACTATTATCTATTACCTTCATTAAATATCTCCATGATTTTCCACCATCTTTACCCGAAAATTCTTCTGCTAATTTATCATACATTTTTTCTTGAATTAATAATCTTGGTCTCCGAGATTTAACCATTCTTTTTATAAAATTTTTCATTTCTTCATCATTTTCAATATCTTGTATTTTATTGAAACCGAACTCTGTTAGAGTAACCAATTCACCAGTAATATCATTTGATTTTAAAGAATTTAATGTTTCTTTTAACCATTCTCTAACTCTTGGTGAAATTAATGGTAATAGATATCCAGAAAATACCAAATATAACCAGTGATTAGTAATATTTTCACATATATTTTGATCATTTAATGTAGAATTATTATATTCATCCCAAGTCCAAGAACTATCCATTTAGAATAATATATTTATTTTCTTTTAAGTGTTTTTATATTTTTTTTAGTGTGTTTTTTCTTTTTATATTGTTTCTTTTTCTTTTTATTTTTCTTTTTCTTTTTCTTTTTTTTATGTGTCTTTTTACGTTTTGTATTCTTTCTTCCTATAATATATTTAAAACAATTACCTAATTTATCACATATAGTTTCTCTTTCTGTCCATGTTCTTTCTAAACCAATATCACCATCTGTACTTCGACAAGCTATTATTAAAAAATGATATTTTTGCGTTTTATATCCAGGTTTTTCTCTTAAATAGTCAATAATTTCAGAAAGTTTTAATTTTGAGAACATTCTAGGTTTTCCTTCGTCTATTGCTTTTTTTAATATATAACTTGTAATATTATCTGCCCTCCAACCTGTAAATCCTGTAGATATTCCATTTTCATCTATTTCAAATATACCACCTTCTTCTGGATTATTTAAATACATTTTTTCAAAATCAAATTCAATATCATATAATAATTTTCTATAAGTAAAATGTAATTGTCCTTCATTACCTAACATGTCTCTATGATATAACTTTGATACGTGTCTATTAATTTCTAATTTATTAACAAACGTATTTAATCCTCCATTAAATAATTCTTTAACTTTTTTATGACCATTTCTTTTAAAATATTCTACAATATTTTTTTCAACTTCAATATCACAAATTGTTTGAACTCCATGATCAGATGATACTATATAAGAAACATTATTATTTAATGCTTTAACATTACTACTTCTAACTGATAATCCATGTAAACTTATATAAAAATATCTATCTTTCGATGAATTAGGAGGTGAACTATCATGACCATGTTGGACATTTCTTAATTCTGATCTATTAGTTATCATATCTGCATGTGATTTTAATAATTTATTCTTACTACGATGTTCTTCAGAATTTGTTGGAACTAATCTTTTAGTTTCACGCTGTTTCCCTGAATGTGACATATATATATATATATATAATATATATATATATATATATTCATTGAAAATAATGATAAATAAATACTTAAATATTAAAATATTTTAATATTAAAATGTTCAGATCAAAATCAATCAGAATGTTGGTATGTGATATGGCTGGCACAACTATCCAAGAACGAGGTATTGTTTATAATTCTCTTTACAACACAATAAAACTTATCAAACCTGATTTAATGAAATCTGAAATAGCACAATTATCAGGATATAATAAATTAGAAGTTATTAAATATTTCGTAGAAAAGCAAAAAATGAATAGTCCTACTACTGTCATAAATAATCTAGATAGTGAATTTAATTATTATCTTAAAAAAGAATATTCTAATAATGATTCAGTAAAATTAATTCACCCTGCTTTATTATCATATTTTAATGTTCTTAGATACAATGATATTAAAATTTGTCTCAATACTGGATATAATAAAGATATTCAAAATTTATTAATTGATAAATTAGGAATGTTAGATTATATTGATGATTATATATCATCACAAGAAGTAGATAGAGGACGTCCATACCCATATATGATTCATAGATTAATGGCTAGAAACGATATTGATAATCCGAAAGAAGTTGTTAAAATTGGTGATAGTGTTGCTGATATTAAAGAAGGCAAAAATGCTGGGTGTAATACAGTTGCTGTATTATCTGGTGCCGGATTAAATAAAGATTTATCAAAAGAAAAACCAGATTTTATTTTAAATAGTATTATGGATTTAAGGTTTATTTAATATAAATTGTGATGAAAATGTATTTAAAATATAAACACTAATAATTATAAAATGAGAATAGGTATAATAAGATATCCAGGATCTAATTGTTTTTATGATACAATGAGATATTTTAATGATCATGATTGTATTGAAATATGGCACAAAAAAGAAACATTAAATCGAGATATAGATCTGCTTATCATACCTGGTGGATTTGCTTTTGGTGATAGATATTATGAAAATGCTACTGATAATTTTACTTATGATCCTGGACAAATGTGTGTTGAAGCACCTGTTACTAAAATTATAATGGATATTCATAATAAGAAAATACCTATTCTTGGTATTTGTAATGGTTTTCAGATATTAATTAAATTAGGATTATTACCTGGGAAATTAATTGAAAACCGACAAAAAGTTTTTACATCACAAAAAGTTAAATGTTTATATAATTTTGATAATCATAATGGTGATATCAATATGTATGTAGCAAATTATTATGGAAATTATCAGAATAAAAATAATGTCGATGTATTTTTAACTTACAATGATTTTAATAATGGATCTATAAATAATATAGCTGGTATTCATAATGATGAACAAAATGTATTTGGTATGATGCCTCATCCTGAAAGAAATAGTGGATTTAAATATACTTTATTAAATATTCTTAATTTTAATAAATTAAATATTAATCACAAAATAGAAAGATTATTGAATTCAGAACATATATCATATAGAAGTACATCTAAATTTTTAAGAGGATTATATTGTGATGGTGATCATGTTGTTCAGGGACCCGGTGAAAATGCTGGTATCGTAGATATTGGTGATGGATATTGTATTAGTATTAGAATTGAATCACATAATCATCCTACATTTAAAAACGCATTTCAGGGAGCAGCAACAGGTGTAGGTGGTATAATTAGAGATATTATATGTATGGGAAGTAAACCTATTGCTTTATTAGATTTTTTAAGATTTGGTTGTGACAGAAATTCAGATAAATTATTAGATGAAGCAATTAAAGGAATTGCTTATTATGGTAATACAATTGGAATACCCAATGTAGGTGGATCATTACATAGAGGAGAAATATATAATAAAAATCCATTAGTTAATGTAGCATGTCTGGGTATCATGAAAAAAGATGATATAGTTTATGGTAATGCATTAAATGAAGGAAGTATTTTAATTTTGTGTGGTGCTAAAACTGGGAATGAAGGTGTAGATTCTGCTGTGATGGCATCAAAACAATCAAACGATAAACAAGAAGAAAATGCTCAAGTAGCTGATGCTTATTTAGAAAATTTATTATTAGATGCTTTTAATGAATTATCTGAAAAAAATCTATTAGAAGGATGTCAAGATTTAGGTGCTGGTGGTATTTTGTGTGCTACAACCGAAGTCATTAAAAGAGGACGAGAAAAAACTGGAAAAAATCTAGGTTGTGATATATTTCTTGAAAATGTATCATTAAAATGTCCATTAGATGATTATAGTATTTTAGCATCTGAATCACAAGAAAGAATGTTAATTGTTTGTGATAAAAGAAATCAATCACAAATATCTAATATTTTAAAAAAATGGGATCTAAATTATAATTCGATTGGTATAGTAACAAATAATGGTATATACAAAGTTTTTAAGAATGACTCAAAAATATATATGAACTATTTTACTAATATGAAAATATCTGACAATAATTTAGATAAAAAATGTAATAATAAATTATATTCAATAAATAAGATTAAGAAACCTGAATTATGGTCTGTTTATGATCATACTATTGGTAGTAGAACAATCAAAGGTCCTGATAAACCTGGTCAGTACTCAATATTAGATATTTATGAAATTGGTAAAAAATTAATTATAACTTGGTCACATAATGTAGATAATTGTTGTAATAAAATGATGGAATTAAATGGACGGCCACTGGGAATAGTAAATTGTTTAAATTTTGGTGATCCTAAAAGTTGTATTGGTGATTTTGAAAGCAGTATGGTAAATATGAATCATAGATGTATTTCTTTAAAAATACCTATCTTAGGTGGTAATGTATCTATGTATAATTCCACCGATAATAAGGATATATCACCATCAATTGTGATTGTTATGATTGGTTTAATGAATAATTAAATATTTAAAATTAATATGATAATTGTTATAAATGTTAGATTATTTATGGATTGTGATTGCTGGAGGTGTAGCTTCATTCACTGCTGCCATGGGAATCGGTGCGAATGATGTAGCAAACGCATTTGCCTCCTCAATCGGATCTCGTGCTTTGACTGTTAAATCTGCAGTAGTAATCGCTTCAATATTTGAATGTGCTGGAGCTGTACTAATGGGAAGTCATGTTACTAAAACTATTAGAAAAGGAATTGCTGATTATGAATGTTTTGAAGATTCACCTGAAATATTTATTTATGGATGTTTTAGTGTTTTAATTTCTGTCACAATGTGGTTATTCTTGGCATCATATTTTGAGATGCCCGTATCTACTACACATTCTTGTGTTGGTGGTATGATTGGTATGACTATTATATCCGGTGGTATGGATTGTGTAATCTGGTATAAAGAAACTGATTCATTCCCATATGTAGGTGGTGTATCTGGTATTGTATTGTCATGGTTTTTATCACCTATATTTTCTGCTGTTGTTGCTGGATTTATATTTTTAATGACACGTATAACTGTCCTAAGAAGACAAAATAGTTTTGATAAATCATTTGTATTATTACCTGTATTAGTTGGATTAACATTATTATTAAATTCATTCTTTATTATTTATAAAGGTGGTAAAGGTATAGGATTAGATGATTTATCTGAATTAACAGCGATTCTAATATCATTGGGAATAGGTATCACATCTGGTTTAGCAATTGTTCCATTTATCCCTACACTTAAGAATAATGTTGAACAACGATTTGTTAATCAAAATTCACCTGAAAGACAACAATGTATCGTTAATAATAGTATAACTATTACCGATGATATGAATAAATGTGAAAAATGTATAACAAATATAAAAAATAATATTAATTATGATGTTCGTGGAGAAATAATTAATAATGAAAGAGTTCAAAATATTCATGATAATTCTGAAAAGTTCGATGAGAAAACTGAAGAAAGTTTTAAATACTTACAAATATTCACTGCTATTTGTGATTCATTTTCACACGGTGCTAATGATGTAGCAAATGCTATTGGACCATATGCTGCAATTATTTCTATTTATATGGATGATGGTAATATGAGCAAAAAAGTAGATATGGGTGATCATGCTTATTGGGTTTTAGGTATGGGCGGTATTGGTATTACAGTAGGATTATTATTATATGGATATAAGATTATTAAAGCAATCGGTGTTAAACTATGTTGTATTACACCAAGTAGAGGATATGCTATCGAATTAGGATCAGCAACTATCATTATTATTGGTAGTAGATTAGGTATTCCTCTGTCAACTACACATTGTCAAGTAGGTGCTACGATGGGGATAGCAGCATTAGATGATTTAAAAGGATGTTCAGGAATTAATTGGAGAATCGCATTCAAAGTATTCGCGGGATGGATTATTACATTAGTTGTTGTTGGTAGTACAAGTGCTTTAATTACAGCACAAGGTATATATGCTCCTAGTAAATTAAATGAATGTGTTGATATAAATATGAATATAACTAATTAAAGAAATCAATTGCTTTGTAAATGTATTAAGGATAAGAAAATATTTATAACAAATGTCAAAATCTTATATTGTAAAACCTAAATATAAAAAATCATCTTTTTCAAATGAATATTGGACAAATATAATTAATAATAAATCTGTAACATTAAAAATAACTATTCAATGGAGATGGAGTTCATTTAATATAAATCTAAATGATGATGAAAAGAAAAAAGTTGAAGAATCAGAAAATTTATTGTTAAGTGATTATGATTTTGATTTTATTGAGACAGATGACGGATGTGAAAGATTTATTGAAATAGTAAATGAAGAAGAATATACTAAAAAAGAAATAACATTAATTAATGAATCAATGTATGAAGATATAGAAGAAGAATATTTTGATGAAACCTATATGGAAGAAAATGGATGGGATTTATCAGATACTACATATGAAATTACGGGTGGAGTTGAATTAGAAAAAGAAATTTAGAATAAATATATTTAATATTACTAATTTAAATAACACCATATAATTGAATAATAAAACATTGTAAATTATGTTCTTGATTTGTATACATATTATACATCATACGATTGTTAACTATATTATCCTCATCTTTATCTAATTTATCTCTTTCTGCTCTAATTTCTAATAATTTTGTATATTCTTTTTTTACCATATCAATCACAAGATCATTTTTTTCTTTTAATTTAGATTTATATAATTCTTTTTCATTCGATAAAGTTTCAAATTCCTTATTTAATTTTTCAATTAATTCTACACATTCATGACAAGATTCCATATTTATATTTAATTTTAATTTATTTTTTAAATCAAATTTAAATTTGAGATAATAATCAACAGATTATAAATCTACCTATCATATTCAAATGACATCATTTATCAAGAAACCTATTTACTCTGACAATAATAGCGGATGCCCGTCAAAAATGTGGAAAGATCCATCTAAGATGGAGAAGTGGTTACTTGATCCTTCAGGTAATGAACGTGTAATTATCATGGATGAACATCTGAACGTAATACATTTCAATATTAGTTCTCAAGAATATAACGACATCCAGAATCAAGCACAGATGATATTTTGTAGCGCGAATAATTGGCCTGCTTATTGCATAATATATTTAGTCTTAAAAAAAGAAGGAAAAGATGAAAAAGAAATAGTTGATACACTTAAAATGAAATATGCTGATTAAACTACATTCACAGCGTAAACAGGTTCTAATTCGAGTCTACTTACTGTATTATATTCTTGACAAAGAGCTATTTGATGAACACAAGGTAAGAAATGAATAATAAAATCCCAACGACTATTATGTAATATATTATATCTTCTACTTATTTTTGTTCTATAATGACCATAGAAACATCCATTTATTGTCATATATACTATTAAATTTAAAATAGATATCATTGATATATATTCAAATAAATCCATTAATTCTGTATCAATATTTTTTTCAAAATTACATTTTTCTACAACAGGTTGTTTTAAACAATCACAAATTGTATTATTATTTAATGAACAATTGTTATTATAAATTTCAGTATAATTATAATTGTTACAAATAGGATCTTTTGTACAATTCTTAATATCTATATTAAATTTATGATAAAATAAACTTATTTCTTTATCAATAATAAGTGATGAAAATATTAAATTTATGATAAACTGCATAGAAAATATTTTACAACATCCTGCAAAACATTCACCAAATCCAGATATTTCATATATTCTTCCAAATAAACATTGTGGAAATAAACAACCCATAGATAATGAGCATAAATTACTAAAACAACCACATATATTATCAAAATGATTTACACTACCAAAATCAGATATTTTTTGATATTTATCCATTATAAGTTATAATATTATTTTATTTTTATATCTATTTGTATAAATGTTTGATAATTTAATTGAAGATTATGGACAATTTGGTATTATGATATTAGTATTTGCCATAGGTGCTGCTGTTTATTTTGGATATCTTTATTATCAAAAACAAGAAAATATGAAAAAAGTGAATACAGATTTACAACAAAATAATGTATCTGAAAAACCACCTCCACTACCAAGTCAACCTAAACAATCACCTGATTTTGTCCCTGCCAAAACATTTAAAGGCGAACAAAAAGGATATGTTTTTAAAAACGGAGGAAAAGGACAAGGATATTATAAGGAAAATTAAGAAAAATAATTTAAAAGTAAATATATAATGAATATTAATATGGATAATCAATCTGAACAAAGTGCTGGTTCAACATTACAACCTCCTGTCACTATGACTGCCGAAATCCCTACTCATGAACTACAATATTTTAAAGAAAAAGTTAAAAGATGGTTATTAATTGACAAACAAGTATCAGATCTTGAATCACAAATTAAAGAAATTAAAAAAGTAAAAAAAGAATTAATGCCTGAAATCACACAATTCATGGTCACATATAATATTAGTGATCTTAATACCGAAAATGGTAAATTAAAATGTTCAGAAAGAAAAACTAAACAAACTATTAATAAAGCATATTTATCAGGTATTCTACAAGAAACTCTAGGTGATAATAATGATAAAATGAATGAATGTTTAGAAAATATTCTTAATAATCGTGCTGTTAAAATCACTCATGTTCTTACTAAATGTAAGAAATAATTATTCTTTTATTTTCTGATCAATCATATTTATTATAGTTTCAGCATCATCTGATCTTATTTTTATATTTTCATTAGTTGATATTAGATTAAATTCTATTATATTATTTATATTAGGAATAAGTTTTATATCATCATATTTATATTCAAAAATAATTTTATCATTTTTTAATATTTTTATTGAAATATCACCTAAAAATAAATCGTATTTTTTACCATTAATTTTTACATCATATAAATCTGGATTAATGTTACGTTTATTTTCTCTTAATGAATAATCTATACAATTACCGTTAGAATCTATATGATAATTCTTACCTAATTTATCACATTCATCGGGATCACAAAAATATAAAGCATATTTTTGACATTTCTCTTTATAATCACATAATTTTGTAAATGGATTACAATATCCTGTTCTACAATCATTATCTTCTACACAAGAAGCATTAACACCACATAATCCCATATGACAAGTTTTTTTATCTATCTGTCCATTTTTATAAATACATTTTATACCATTTTCTCCTGAATGTTGTAATATATAATGTTTTCTATATTGACTACCAATTCCACAATTAACTGAACAATCACTCCAAGAATCAAACATTCCTATACAAGGTTGATCATCTGGTATTTGATCACTTGATATATATTTTCTTAAAAACATATTTAATTTATCTAATATCAAATATGTATAATTATTTATTTGTCTATCATTAACTATATCATCATTTAATAAGTCCACAAAATTATTTCTATATTCTGTTATATCATCACAATTTTCTTTAGATTGTCCTTCTATTATATTATGTTTTATATTATATTTCAATCTTATTATATAATATAACATAAATAAAAACATTGATATTACTAGATAAATATTTGTTTTACAGAAATAATAAATTAGAAAATTAAATAATATTAATAATATTATTTTATTCATATATAATATAATATATATTATATGCCTAAAAAAACAATGAAATGTATTACTAGAAAGAAAAAAAACGATGAAAAATATGTTTTCTGTTTTGATTCTTCAAACAAACCTAATCTAAAGTCAAAAAAACTATCAAAAGATAAATACAATCAATTACTAAAAAAACATAAATCTAAAAAACTCACAAAAAAAGAAAAAAAACAATTAGATAATGAATTATTTAAAAAATATTGTAAATGTATTAGAACTTTAAAAAGATCTAAAAATAAAATGATGTATGATGCTAAATATGGTATATGTATGAACAGTATTTACAAAAAAAGAAATATTGAACCACCTTATAATGCTTCTAAAAAATGTAAATAAGTTTAAATTTCATAAAAATAAAATATAAGTGGTTATAAAATGAGTGACCTAAATATTACCGAAGTGACTCTTGATAATTTTTCTGATACTATGACAAAATATATTTCAGATAAATGTATCAAAATTACTGATATTGACTCTATGATTGAAACTTATGTCTCTATGTTGGGTGATCATTATCTTTTTAAGTTTGATCGTGACCTTCTTAAAGATATGCTTGTTGATTTAACATATATGTATTCTCCTAATGATGATGCTAATAAAGATCGTGTTCTTTATCATCTTGTTGGATCCGATGATGAAGACGATGACTCAGATGAAGATCAAAATGATTTAATGAGTAAATTAGTAAATAATCTTGGCGGTATGGAAGGATTATCTA